CGGTCGGCGAGGTGATCCACATCTACTACGCGGTGCCGCTGCAACAGCGGGTGATGGTGATCATCGTCAACCCATCATCGCCGAGCGCGAACGTCACGCCCATCCCGCTCGTGCTCGACCTGGACACGGCGACCCCGTGTTACGACGCGTGTGCGACTGCGCGCACGGGCACGCCTGCGCTGATGGCCTGGAACTCGCCCGCGTCGCTGTCGATCCGCATCGGGTACGTCGACGCGTCGGGCGTGCTCGGCAGTCCCACCACTGGCCACCCCAGCGTGCTGACCGTGGCCGGCGGCGCCGACGCTGACTCGCCGCTCGCGGTGTCGTACGCGTTCGTCGACGGAGCGGACGGAGACCTGCTCGGGTACGCGTTCATGCAGACGACGGATGGGAAGTTCGCCGAGTTGCTCGGCGGCTCGACCAGCATCCCGATCGCGCTGGACTCGGTGCAGACGCACGTGCTCGCGGCTAACGACGTGCAGCGCATCGCTCTCGCGCGCGGACTCGGCGCCGACCGACCGACGTTCTCGGTCTGGGAGGAGAACGCAGCCCAGGCGACCCAGCGCACCTGTCAGATCGTTCGGCAGGGCGCCTTCGAGGCTCCGGCAGCGGCGACCAGGCTGCGCAGCGTGGGGCTGGCGTCTCGCGCGTTCGCGGTGGACTCGAGCGACGACTGCTTCGCGTACTTCGTCCACGACTCCGACTTCTTCAACGTGTATCTCTGCCTGCGCCTCTCCGACTCCGTGCCCGCGGATCGCGCGCTGCCAGGCATCGCCGCCGGCGTGTCTCCGACCCACCAGCTGCCCAGCGTTCACGTGACCGGAAACGTGGCATCGCTCGTCCTGCCCTACCGCGAGCGCCTCATCACCGAGGGCGACGCGCAGTTCTCCGAGACCGGGATCCGGCGCCTTGCGCTCGACTTCGCCGACGACGACTCGCATCAGAGCGCGCAACTCGGCCGCGGGCTGTACATGGCCGGCGGATGCCCGATGCACTACGACGGGCTGCTGTGGACCGAGCACGGGTTCCACGTCGGGCCCGAGTTGATTGCTACGGTGTCCGCCGCCGGCGGCTCGATGACGTCCAGCAGCACGTATACCTACCGCGCGTGGTACGAGTGGACCGACGCGCAGGGCGAAGTGCACCGAGGGCCGACGAGCGTGGGCACCGTGGTCGCGCTGGGCGGCGCGGACACGCAGGTCACGCTCACGCTGCCGACGCTTCGGATCACGCTCAAGCCCAACGTGCGTATCTGCGTGGCGCGGTCGCGCGCGGGCGATGCTTCTCAGCTGTTCCGCGTGACGTCGCTCGACCCGAACACCGAGGGAGACCCGAACGGCTACGTCTCGAACAGTACGACCGTCGACACCGCGACATTCCTCGATCGCATGAGCGACGCCGACCTCGCCGACCAAGAGGGCCTATACACCAACGGCGGCCTGCTCTCGAACGACCCGGCGCCTCTCGGCTTCGGCGTGACGGGAGCGAAGTCGCGCCTGTTCTGGCTCGACGCGAACGATCCGAACATGGTCCGCTTCTCACAGCAGATCGACGCGGGATATGGCGTCGAGGTCGCGCCGGAGTTGCAGGTGCTGTTCGACCAGCGCGGCGGCCCACTGACCGCGCTCGCGGCCATGGACGACGCGGTCTACGGGTTCAAGCAAGGCGCGATCTTCGCGTTCGTCGGCGATGGCCCTGATGCCACGGGCGCAGCCGGCGGATTCACGCAGCCCGAGTTGATCACGTCCGACGTCGGCTGCGTGGATCCGGCGAGCATCGCGCTCGCGCCGCCCGGGCTGTTCTTCAAGAGCACGAAGGGCATCTACCTGCTCGGCCGCGATCGATCGGTCAACTACGTCGGCTCGCGTGTCGAGTTGTACAACTCGCAGACCGTGCGGCGCGCAACTGTGGCCCCGGACCGGACGCACGTGCTGTTCTTGACCTCGACGGGCAAGACGCTCCTGTACGACTTCCTGTTCGGCCAGTGGTCCACGTTCACCAACCACGAGGGCCGCGATGCGGTCGTAGTCAGCAACACGTACCACTACCTGCGCAACGACGGACGCGTGTTCCGCGAGACGCTCGGCGAGTACTCGGACAACGGCGCGCGCATCACGCTGCGGTTCGAGACGGCGTGGCTGCACGTGTGGGAGCACCTCGAGGGCTTCCAACGCTTCTGGCAGATGTTCTTGCTCGGCACGTGGGTCAGCGCTCACCAACTCGGGATCAGCTACCGCACCGACTACGAGGGCGACTGGTCGTCTCCGTACTGGCTCGACGCCACCGGCGAGACCGACCCGGCCGGGTGGCTGTCCGGCGACAACGTGGCCCCCATCGGAGTCGATCCGCTCAGCGGCGACGCGTACGGCGACGGGCCCTACGGCGCGGGCGTGTTCGGCGGGGCATCCGCGGACGCCTACCAGTGGCGCTTCGGGCTGCACTCGGTCGGGCAGTCGATCCAGTTGCGTTTCGAGGATTTCGAGCGAATCGGCCTCGGCGGTGGTAGTTTCGAGCTCACCGAGATGGTCATCACTGGCGGTGTCAAACAGCGTGGACCGAAGCCCTTCGCGGGCTCGAGGAGTGCCTAATGGGAGCCTGGGGCTGGTTCAAGAATCGTTTCTTCGGCGGTGATGCGTCGAAGGGGCTCGACGCCAAGTTCCAGCACGGCGACCTCATCGGCCGCACGGGCGAGAACCAGCTCGGCCTGATCGCTCAGCGCCAGGCTCCGCAGATCGCGGGACCAGGCGCGGCAGCGCAGCTCGCCGGCGGACCACAAGACGAGGTGCGCGCTCAGCAGATGGCGCTGGGCAACCAACTCGGGCAGATCGCCGGCGGCACGCGCGTCGGCGCGGGCGAGATGGCGGTCAACCGCCAAGCGAACCAAGCGGGCGCTGCGCAGATGGCCGCCGCGCGCGCGGTGCGCGGCTCGAACGCGGCGCTCGCGGCTCGCGGCGCCGCGCGCAACATCGCCGACCTGGGCACCAACGCCGCGGGCATGGCGCAACAGGCCGCGCTCGGCGACCAGGCGAACGCACAGAACCAGCTCGGATCGCTGCTCGCCGGCACGCGCGGCCAGGACATCGGCTACGCCGGACAGAACGCAACGCTCCAACAGCAGAACCAACAACTCGGACAGCAAGCGCTCATGGCGAATCAGGGCGCCGAGTTGCAGTCGCGCGGCATCAACGACGCGGCGAACCAGGCGTACATGGCGCAGTTGCAGGGCCTCGACGAGGCGCAGCTGAAGGCCGAACTCGCGAAGCGTGGGTTCCAGATGGGCGACAAGGGGCAGATCGGCGCGCTGTTGCAGGCGGGCGGGCAGTTCTTGTCGTCGTACATCGGGAAGAAGTGAACCATGGCACTGTTCCCGGGTGAGGATCTCGTCGAGACCACGACGCCAGACGGGCGGACCATCCGCGTCCCGTCGAGCCTCGCCGCGGCCATGGGCGTGCAGCCGCCGCCACAGGCGATCGGGCAGACCGCGCCCGGTCCTTCGTTCGGCGAGGTCGTGGCGCCGGCGCAGCCCGTTCCCGATCCGGGGATGGGTGGTGGTGCGCCGATGGGTCAGCTCGACCAGCCGCCGCCGATCACGCTTCCATCGCAGCAAGCGCCCGAGTACACCCCACCGCCGGTCACGCCTCCGCCGGCGGAGATCGCCATCCCGCAGAGCATCGCGCAGTCGCCTGCGTCGCGCGCGGCCGCTGGCCTGAAGCCTCCGCAGAATGCGCCGCCGTCGCCGTCGCCGGACGATCAGTTGCGCGGGCTGTCCTACGGTGGCATCGCGCAGGAGCAGATCGCTGGGCTCGAGCGGTCAGCCGAAGCAGGCCGCGCCGCCGCCGCCGCAGAGGCCGCGCAGCAAGAGGCGTTCGGGCAGGCGTACGCGCAGCACGAGGAGCGGACCGACAAGCTGTTCGCCGCGCGCGAGAAGCAGGCCCAGGAGATTCAGGCCAACCTCAACCGCCGGACCGCCGAGGTCGAGACCGCGATCACGAAGCTGTCCAACGCGAAGATCGACCGCGGATCGGATCACCCGATCATCAACGCGATCGGCATCGCGCTCGCCGGCCTCGGGCAAGCGCTCGACGGGCAGACCGGGCCGAACCCGGCCATGGTCGCGATGTACGCCGCGATCGACCGCAAGGTCGCCGGGCAGATGCAAGACCTCGATCGCCAGGGCAAGGTCATCGGCCTGCGCAAGGAGCAGATCGAGACGCTGCGCCAGCAGGGCGCCGACCGGATCGCGACCACGAACATGGCGCTCGCGGCCGAGAACGAGCGAGCGGCGAACCACGTCAAGACACTGACCGCGCGCACGTCGAGTCCGATCCTGAAGGCGCGCGGCGAGCAGATCTACACCGACCTGATGAACCGCTCCACCGAGTTCAAGTCGGCCGCCGTCGACAAGATCCACGCCGCGGACCAGCAGAAGGCGGCGCTCGCGCAGCAAGAGCGTGAGTCACAGCGCCAAGCCGGGCTCGGCTACGCTAACCTCGCCCAGCGAAAGTTCGAGTTCGGGCAAGACCTCTCGTTCAAGCGCGAGCAGCTGGCCGCAGAACAAGCCAGGGCACTCGCGGCTGCGCGCGCCAAGGGCGGCGAAGCCGGCGCCAAGGAACTCGCCGAGCTCCAGAAGGAGAATGACACGCGCGGCGTCTCGTTCGGAGGCAAGGACTCCGCTCCGGTGCTTCAGCCCAAGGGCCAGGCGATGCTCAAGGAGGCCGCCGGGCTCGAGGAGGAAGCGAAGAAGATCAAGACGTCGATGGGCCCGCTGACTCCAGCGCAAGATGCTCGCGTGAAGATGCTCGAAGACAAGGCGGCGGAGATCCGCGGAGACGCGACCATCCGCTACCAGTTCCGCGCGCGCGACACCGCCGAGGCCAAGGCGGTGAGCAAGACGCTGTCGGACACCCAGACCGCGCTCACCACCATCGACGAGATCAAGCAACTGCGTGAGGCGAACGGTCCGAAGTGGATCTCGTCGAGCGATGGCGAGAAGTACATGAGGACCAAGGGCGGGCTGCTCGCGCTCACGATCAAGGAGCGCTACAAGCTCGGCACCCTGGACAACGGATCGGTCGCGTACCTCGACAAGCTGACCGGCGGCGACCCCACCAAGGTGACGGTTGGCGACATCACCAGCTTGTTCGGGTCCGAAGGCGGTCCAGCGGCAAACCTCGACGCCATCGCGTCGTCGCTGGAGACGGCAGCGAAGAACGAGATCGCGGCGATCCCGAACGCGCCGGACGTGACGTTCCAGCGGTACAAGCCCGAGGACCCTGCGATCAAGGCGATCAATGATGCCGACGTGGCGGCGCGCCAAGACAAGAGCACGGTGCGGCAAGCTGATCAGAGCGGTGGCGGCGCGCTGACCGTGGCGCAGAACATCTTCTACCCGTTCCAGGCTGCGCGCTCCGAGGACGATCGCCAGTCGCGCATCGAGAACGAAGCCAGCGGAAAGAGCCAGCGTCCCGGACTGACCGAGAAACAAGACAAGGCGGTCGGCCAGTTGCTCGACGCCTACAAGGGCGGCGGCAAGGGCAAGGACGCCGCGGAGCAGCGGTTGCTCGCGCTCGCTACGGCCGCCGACGAGTCGCTGTCAACCGCAGCAGTCGGAACGCTGCGCCGTGAATCGCCGAAGTTGTACCGCCAGGCTCTCGCGCTGCTCCCCGACGAGCGCAAGCAAGCCGCGCTCGCATACGATGCCGAGGCAGCCAAGCCGTCGCCGCTGGACTACGCAGGACGCAGGGCGGCGAACGCCGAGGCCGAGCGCGCGCTCGCCGACTTGCAGGCGCGCAACTTCCGCCGCGGGCCGGAGCCGGGTACGTCGCCGTCTGGCAACCCGTACGGCGCCGAGGAGGAGCGGGATGCACCGCTTCAGGCCAAGGCGAAGGCCGAGGTGCTCGCGAACATCCCGACGCTGCGCCTCTCGCAGGCCGCCAGCATCGGCGACAAGGACTCGCTCGCGGAGCTGAGTCGGCGCGCCGG